ATGAGCAAGGTCATAGCTCAAGTTTCTAAAACCTTCAAAGTTATCCTCGGTACCGAAGATACCCTGTAAACGATCATTTAAATTAGAAAATGTTAATTTATTCATTATATTTTATCCTCCTTTCTACCTTAATTACGCAACCACAAGTTTCTTGTCAGCGACGGAAACTTCAGCACCAGCTACAGGAGTACCAGTGAAAGCTTCTTCAGAAACCTCAAATACGTCATGCTTGCAAAGCTGATAAGCTCTAACAATATCTCCAGCTTCGTTATAGAAGTTCTTTTCTGCCTTAAACTTATTAGTCCACTCTTCAGCAATAAACGGCTGCATGTATACGAAATAAGCATCGCCCGGATCTACAACCTCTACATACCAGTTACCATTAGCAGCCTGCTTCTGAATCTTTCCTTCAAAAGTAGTAGCCGCAGCCTCTTCATAAAGATCAAGATCAATAAATGCTCCTACGCCAACGAGATTGCCGTTGTCGCAAGCATTTGTTAACTTAACATTCAAAATGTGTGCGCCATAAGTCTGAGCTAAAAGCTTAGAAGGAAACGCAACAGCGTGTTTTTCAATGTTGTACTTAATAGCCATTTTTAATTTCTCCTTTCATTTTTTGAGCATAAAAATAACACCTACCGTGAGGTGTCTGATTGAATTTGTTTTTTAATTAAAATCATTCGATTTAATTACTTAGAAAATAATGAACCATAACGGCTCTTTTTGTTACTCTTGGTCTGAATAGGTAATTTAGTCATACCAACAGTTTTCTTCTCAGGTTCAGCAGAGAAGTTAAGAGATCCTTTCTTTGCATAATCTAAGATAATAGAATCTAATTTGTTCTTTAACTCATCTACCGAGAACTCAGTGTGATTTTCAGCAAGAGCCTTAAATTCTTCTTTATCAGAAATAGAAGAGTAGTCTTCAGATATAAACAGAGCATCTTTCTGAGCATTTTCTTCTTTTAACTGATATTCTTTTAACTGTGATTCAATAGCAGAGTAGTTAGAGCGCATAGTTTCTAATTCGGCCTTTTCACTAGCAGTCAAAAGTTCCTTAAATAACTCTACTCGTTCACCATCAAAAGAGATGTTGTCACCATCTTTTGCATAGTTCTGTCTGTAAACCTTAGAACCTTCCCAGTTTTCGTATACAAAGTAAGCATCGTATACATTAGTAATCCAATACCAATCGTTGTCCATTTCTTCATAAGAACCTAAAAGATTATATAAAGCATATCTGACATCTTCATGGGAGATTTCAAATGTACGAATCATTTTCTCTGCAAACTGTTCACCTTCAGGATCTCCTTCGTCGCCTCCCGGTTCAGAACCTTCTTCACCAGAATCGGCATTTCCTTCATCACCTTCAGAAGCAGGTTCTGGGTCAGCACCTTCTCCATCGGTGTCATCTTCTCCGAATACTTCTGCAAATTTTGCTTCAAGTTCTTCATCAGAAAGATTTTCGTAATCAAATGTAATATCTTCTACAGTTTTACCGTATTGATTTAAAAGTTCTTCGAATTTTGTCACCGCATTTCCTCCTTCCTTTAGTGATTCTATAGTAAAACGAGATAAGTTCTCGTTTAACTTTTTAATTTCTTCTAATAGGTTTTCATTATTAGTTTGTGAAAACATACTATTATTTTCCTTACTAAAATCAGCAATTGTAACTTGGCTGCCTTTCATACCAGGATTTACTTTGGCATTTAGTAAAGTTAGACCTGATACATAGAAATCATCTAATGTTAAAACTTTGTCAGTAGTATTGAAGCTCATCTCTCTAATTGATAATTCAACGCTACAGTCTACGGTCTTACGTCTGTTCATAATATCAACCGCATCTTGGCAATAACCATCGTAAAGATATCCGTGCAAAATTGCTCTATTAACATCATCTTCTTCGTCATACTCAATAGTATTGTCACCAAATATAACACCAACTGGTTGTTCAATATATCTGATTCTTTCATTACCATCTTCATCTTCTTCAAATATAAAATCATGTGAGCCGAAATCTTTTTCACCAGTTTCTTCATCAACAACAATACTTGCTAAAATTGGACGTAGCATAGCGGATGGGAGAGTACTTTCTAAAACTTCTGGTTTAATTTCGGATTTGTTGAGATTAATATGGTCGTGATAAGCTTTTGCCACGAAAGGAGTAAGTCCTTCTTTGTCCTTATCTACTTTGTTTTCCTTTTCAAAAACAGCAGGCATCTGCACACAGATTTCTTCATTATTAGTAGCAGAGCTAAAATGACAAAAATTATTCTTCATACAAAAATTGTATAAATCTGAAATAGTCATAATCTTTTTGTTTTTTGGCATATTTTCCTCCTTTCTTTTATATTCCTTATATAACAAAAGAAGAGTTAACCAGTTATGGAAAACTCTTCCTTTATCATCCAATAATATCCGTAGTATTCGGTTTTATTTTTTATAGCTGTATCAAGTCCATAAGTGCAATGACTCAGACCTAAAAATGTTGTAGCATCTAATTTTGTCAAAAACTCTTTTATTACATTAAAATTATTATCACACATTAAGACACTTACTGACGTTCTATATGTTTTTCTTTGCAATGGTTTCCCATATTCTGATATCAAATATCCTTTTATACTCATGCCATTTTTAATTGCACCATTAACATTTCCACTTGATGCACCTAAAAAGTTTTCTGCATCTTTTTTTGTTTCAAAATCTTGTATATGATTACCTTGTAAATCATATATACTTACAGGTTGTAAATACCTAGAACGAGGATATTTATTAAAAGGCTCATCTTCATATCTTAGTACAGTTTTTCCAAAACATAATTTTTTACCTTCAAGATGAGAACGTACATATGCTGGTGGAATATTTAATTCTTTAGAAGCAACATAGATATCATCAAAAACATTTATTATTTCCTCAAAAGAATTATATTGAACAATTTTTCTACCATCCCATTGTAGATAAAATAACCAATATTGTCTTTCCCTATCATCAATAGATAATATCTTTTTATATATTTCAAAAGACTTATCTTTCATCTTTTGTATAAAAGGCGGCAAAAATGGTTCTTCTCCTTTAAAAAACCATAAATATCCACCTGCTGTATGAGTTTTATTTTGACAAACACCCTGTATTACTGAATGTCCTAAATCATTTAATCTAGCCGCTTCCATAACAGACTCATAAATGGCTATTAAATTCAAGCCAAAATCATATTTACAAACCCAACGACCTGGATAGGCAAAATTATCTCCGCCTTTTTGTAAATTGTAGCCATTTTCTGTTGATAAAGATTTATATTTACTTATGTATTCAATTTCTGCAATATTAAGTTTTTTAAAAAGTGAATCTATTTCTGTATCTTCAAATTTTTCAACTTCTTCTATATGGAATTTATCTATTCCGTATTTTCTCATAGCTTTATATATATAACTATTTATTCCACTATTAGGACGAGCAGCACTTTTATGTTCGCTCCATCTATCACTTACTGTAGAAATTGTCTGCCCAATATAAACCTTGTCATTTACATCATTGTAAATCTTATATATAAACCCTTCATACATACCAGTTTCTTTATTGTAACTCATAATTATTTTTCTCCTCCTTTGTATAAAATCAAAAGAGGGTAGAAGAACAGTCTACTCTCAAGGGCGTAATCGAAAAACAGTCGAAAGCCCTAAAAATAGGCATCAAAAAAGACCTAGCTTTCGCTAAGTCCGTATATAATAGAAGAGTGGACTACCGGAGTAATCCACTCTTATCAAACTTTTATTTTATTGACAAAGTACCATTTTTAGCACTTACTTATCTTTAAAAAATGTCACAATCTCATCTTTAGCATTATCTAACTCGTACAAGAACGGATTAGCACACCAGAGTCTATAATCATGAACCACAGAAAATTCCGTAGATACTCTAACTCTGCCAAGAATCCCTTTTAGACAAAGATTGTGAAGTATTCTCTTGAAAGTGCGATAGTTGTCATCTAACAATTCACACAACTTTACACCATCAAGATATTTACCATTATATTGCAGAGTGCCTTTGTCAGATACGAAAGGGATAATAGCTATAGCGACTGCAAACTCTTTCGTAGGCAATTCTTTGTATAACTTTGTTATATTTTCGTTTGTCATAGCATTATTCCTTTCATAAGTTATATTTTTGGCACAAATGTCCAAAGATGGATTTTATTGCCATTTTGACAGTTGAGTTATGCTATTGGGTAACTGAAACTTGCGTAAACTCTCTTGTCAATGGTTATATCTCCATATATTAAACCACTGTTACCAAGTAATAATCTTTGAGTTCCATCATAGAAAATATCTATTTGAACCTTTGGTTTTGGCAAAACAGTTTCAAAAAAACTACTAACTCCATCCCAAATAGATTTTGTTGCGAATGCTTGAAATTCCATGGTTACATAACATATTCCGTTAATAACTTGATACCTGTTCACCTTACCTGAAGTATCTATATAATTTGTGCCAACAATATCTATTACACCAGTATTACTACTTGTCTTTAACTCTTCTTTGGTAGCATATTCAGCAACAGCCAATGTAGTAGCAGTATCAGGAATAGCATCGACCTTTGTATAAGTAACTGCTTTTGACTTAAATGCTAAATTTTGTAATGACACGCTTGAATAAGATGGCATTCTAAGATATACGGTTTTATTATCCTTATCAACAAAAAATCTTAAATTGTAAGTTGAACCAGCAAAATTATTACTTATTTTGGCAACACTTACTGTTTCTCTTGTATTAGTTGCGTAACCCACAGCAGAGAATATATAAGTCGAAGGTGCAAAATTTGACCTCTTATATTGAATTAAGATATTTTGATTAGCAGGGTCATTAAAATCGTCACCATATGTAATAGCATAATACTCTTCACCTGTTGTTGTAGTTGTTTGAATAGTAGTACTATCAATCTTCTCATCAATCTTAGCAGAAGAGTAGGTTGAAGTTGTGGAAGATGCGGTGTCGTTAATGATTTCTCCATCACTTGAATACTGATAAATACCAGAATTACCAACCCCTGCTACATCAGCGGTTCGAGCAAAGAACTTATATATTTTTCCTTGAACACCTTCTATCGGATAATAGATTGCCTCGGCATAAGACCAAGTATCATTAGGAAATTTTTCATTGGTTGCTGAAAAGTATAAGACACCACCATTGATTAAGACACTTTGAGTACCTGCACTATTAACAACAGTTGCTGAGGTAGCATTAGACCAAAGCATATTGCAATATCCACTTCTACCAAATTTCGCCACTAATGTGCCCAAGAAATCTAAAACATGAACAGTATCTCCTTTAGTAAAACCTAAACCAACCATAGAAACATTATTGTTGGCATTGAGTTTTTGAGTTAACTCATCACTCGTTTTCTTACTGCTCCAAACTGTGTCGGTGCTTGTAGTTGTATCATCAATATTCGTGATAATCTTTGCATAGTCTGACATCTTACAAACCAAAGTACCAATGTATGTGTCTGTTAACTCGAATGACTCTGCAAAGTCCATGTAACTTTCTGCTTCAAGAACAGGTTTTGTGATTTCACCAGTTGCAACTGAACCAGATGTCTTAAAATCTACATAAGCATAAGCCATATTAGTTGTTTCATCTGTTGTAATAAGTAAGTCAACGAAATCAAATCCTTTGCTTGAATTAGCAAATCCACTCAATACCTCATCTGGATTTCCAACACCTTCACGAAAACTAACCATAAAGTCAATGATACTCTTATTTTCAACAGATGTTGTTCCGTCACCAAAAATTCCTTGGAAACGATAAGGCTCACACATAAGTAAATTTTGTGATAAATCTGATGAGCCAATTAAACAGTATCTTGGTTCAGATACACCATTTCTTCTCATTGTGAATTTTACTTGGCTAAGGTTATCCTGTTTAGAAGAGATATCTGTTTCCTTACCAAACTCAACACCCCTTTTAAAGATTCTACCAGTGTCATATGTACGGTACTCGACTTCACTTGCTATTTGTTCGTCCGAGAGAGCAAAATACTCTTCCTCAGATAATTCGATATAAGAAGTACCACCGCTACCAGAACCTCCTAATTCACCATTATTATAAAGGCTCTGAAGATTTTCCTCAGAGCCATCAGTCTTTTTAATATTTATTTTTTCTGCATATGCCAATGGAAAGCCATCAGATGCAGTCGTCATTGTGTCATAAATTTTTACTGCCATTCTCTAATACCTCCTATGACAAATTCATTGTAAACGAGCCTAAACTCTTTTGACCCGTCTTATATACTGTATATGGTTTAGTACCACCACTAGAATTAACATGAGACAAAGAACCAACAGTTTCGAGCGTTGTTTCAAAACCACCGATTTTACAAGTAGGAGTACCAAATGCACTTGGAATTGCAATAAAACCATATTCATCTGTATTTACAAAAAATGAGAAATCGCCATTCTTTGTAGTAGCAAATTTACTATTAGTTAAACCATTTATCCAATCACTTGTAATTTCATCAGGAATAGTTGAACTTCCCCAATAAATCTTTGAGTCAAAACTAATCTTGATTGTTTTACTATGTGTCGCCTTACCGTCCCCTACTGTGAGAATAAAGGACTTGCTGTTAGACAAATCATGTTCATATGTCGCAGATACATCCGTAATAGTAGGACTCATATCTGTAAGACTGATAGTTGTAATATCATTTTTATTAAGCAACCAACTGAATGTAAGAGTGCCACTTGGGATTGTATACCCATATTCAAATTGTGTCTGATTTGGAGAAACTACAAAACTATCAATATTTACATTTACCCAATCCAAACGTGCTAAGATTTCGTTAATAGCAACATCTACATTTGTATATGTAGGGTAGTTTTCATTTTCATAGCTGATATTTGTAGCACTGTTTCCTAATGCACTTGTTTCAACAAAAGCGACATTACCATCAGCACCTACACCAAGCAACTTACCATTATTATCCACACCTTGATTGATATTCAATTTCTTTTCAACCTCTGCGAGAACCACTTTGGACTGTGGAGCATTAGAAGAAGTAGAAGAGAGTGTGTCATCAAAAGATGAGAGTACAACTTCGCCAGTTGCATTTGTCATTACATTCTTATTAGCAACTTCTGATACATCATCTGTGTATGCAAAAGTTTTATCTAACTTTGTATTTATCTTTTCGTTTAATACACGACCTTGATTTGCTGAAAGCGGAGCAGTCTCAGAATTTGAAAGCAAATCATTAACCACATTAGCAATAGCCACTTTCTCATCAAGACTTGTCTTAATCAGTGCATTTAATTCATGCAAAGACTGAACAGTTACGATCTTTTCTGTACTTGCAACATCAGGTGTGTAAGTAATTGATAGAATATCATAATTCTTATTTACATAATCATCAAAGTCTTGGTTGCTTGATGCAATAGTAAGTTCAGAAGTAGCACCATCTTCCTCAAATACAAATCTTGTCTGCATAAGCTGACTATCTACAAAATAATAGAACCAAGCATTTGCAATTGATTCAGAACTTGTAGCAGTTTTTGCTTCTCCGTCTTTGAGGTATGTAATTGTTGTTCCGGATACGCTCGGTTTTTCGTCTACAACTACAGCCGAAGTAGTGTTAAGTTTTGCTAACTCATTATCTGTATAAAGTTTTGCAGAAGTGAGTGCAGCTTGAGACTGTTTATACACTGACCCATTCTCTGTGCCATTTAATATAGCAATAGCATCAGCATTTGCTTGTGATTGTTCTGCAATTCTTGAACTTTCACTTTCGCAACCAGACTTTACTTCATTGATAGAGTCGATTACATTCTGTGCAGTAGTAGCAAGAGTGCCACTACCAATTTTTGTCTGTAATTCAGAGATAGCAGTAGCATTGTTGCCAATATTTTCAACAAGTGTGCTATCGTCATAGTTTTCTAATGTAGCAAGACGCTCAATTTCTGTGTTGAGAACTAAGCTCTTGTCTGTTTCTTTATCTACTTTATTTGCTAAAAGTAGGTCGTTTTCTGTTTTTGTTACATATCCTGAAAGGTCAGCAGAAGCACCACTTTCGATTTTACGCCATTTTCCTGTCTCTGTTTCGGCATTCGATATCATATAACGCCAGCGAGAACCGTCTGACTTTAAGTTTACTTCATAGACTTCAGGAAGGTATCTTGTATCAAATGCTAATAAGGCATCTAAATCTTCGTGCAACTGGCGTTCAACGTCAGGAGCAGATTTCTTGATACTCAAATTATCTAAAAGTGAAATCATTTATTCTACCTTACCTTTCTGTAATTTTTATTTACATAACAAAAGAGCCATCGTGTGACGACTCTTTATTTCTTGATAATATTTCGTTTTGTTCTTCAATTGGAAGTTTTAAGAAATCTATATAAAGCATCCATTTTAATTCTGTTCCATCTGATAATTTTCCAGAATATGAATATTTTCCTTTGCAACAATAAAGAATAGAAGTAGAACCACAAATTCCATAATAAGCTGCGCCTAATTTTGCATATTCAAATACTTTACCAGTTGTTGTACAAATAACTTTTTTCTTATGAGCATCTTTATTATTTTTTATTTCAAATAATTTTTCTTCAGGTAATTGTAAATATTCTTCTTCCCAAAGAAAATGATAGCCTCTACAATTTTGTGTTTTATGATTACAAACACTATAAATTTGAGTTGTTGTCATTTTATATTTTCTTGAAACTATACCAACCGTATCATAAACAACATCATCTTCTAAACAATATATTTTTCGTGCTTTAGGTAAAACTCTGTTATATTTTTCTAAAGTACCAATTGATTTATTTAACCATTCTTCAAATTGTTCTTTTGTATTATTTCCATTGCCATAAGATAAATGAAAATTTTTATGACAATTTTCACACAATGAAACTCCATTGGTTTCGTCAGTGCGCCCTTCAATAAACCAATCATAGCCATTTAGATGATGAACACATAATTTCCCACCATATTTCCCACAACATTTACAAGTATAATTATCTCTTGTTAGAACTTTATGTACAAAATCATAATATTCTGAATACATTCTTGTTTTATTTCTATCTTCTTCGGTCAGAGACTCCTTCCATAAATAAGAATTTTCACCAGAGAAAAATACTTTTGCATAACAATGTTTACAATAACATTGTGGAAATGTTTTTCTTGAGCAATATTCATTATATTTTAATGTATAAACTTCTCCACAATGGTCACATATAACTTTTACGCACGCTTGAGAACCTTTCTTCAAATCTAAAACATGAACTTTTATAGTTGCTTTATAATCAGGTTTCTCGTTGGCATTTAGTGGAATAATATAATTTAAATTTTTATAATACTCTACTGTGTTATATGTTACTTTTGTTTCTACTAACTGTGGCAATATTAATCCCATAATTCGCTATACATCCTTTCACTATAATTCTTCTCCAAACATAAAAAGAGCAGTTAAGCTTTCCTGCTCAACCACTCTTCAAATGCTTTGTTAAATTCATCTGTTCTCATAAACACCCAAAACTTTTTCATTGTCTTAGGGTGTAATCCATACAATATATCTTTGAAACCTAAGTCTCTAAAATAATTTCGTTGTATCTTGTCGTAACAAACGAAAATCTCCATATTCACTTTACTCCTTTATTTCCTTAACTGAACTTGATAGTTACGTCATCTGCACCCGTAGCTTGAATGAGTACATAACACAACTTCTCAATACCATCAACAGTAATCGTCTTTTTCTCGAATGAATTGTTATACGAAAAATTGTTGATAGGGTCAACGATAGTAGATAATTCTCCAAACGCCTTATCATAACAGTAAACCACCTTATGATAAGCACAAGTGATACCACTATATGTTAATGTCTTAGTATTCTGTAAAGTATTATGCTGTAATGTTTTAATAACGGACTCAGTAATTTCTACATCTGGCTCTATGTAACCGTAATAGCTACGTCCTACAAAGTTAATAGTCTTAGTAGCAGTATTACTCATACCTTCTTTATCTGTTGCAACCACTTTAATCACAACTGTTTCATCAATAGCAGTGTTGTGAATATAAGGATAACTGCCACCATTTGCACAATTAGTATTACTCTTAACCAAAGTATCATTAATATAATATTCAATCTTTGCAACATCATAAGTCTGCTTAGTAACTGTTGCATTAATAGTAAGAGAAGAGATACTTCCTGTTACTGCATCATAAAGTGTAGTAGAAGGAGATAAGTTGATAACTACCTTTGGAGCAATCTTCTCGGTCAACATATCTCTAATAATCTCTTCTAAAGGTGTTCCCTTTGGATAGGAAGATTTTAATGTTCCCATAACTACATTCGGAGTCAATGGTGCTTCTAACTCACTATCTGTCTTAGTCATAAGTTTGTCTAAAGCTCCACGAACATTATCAATAGTAGCATCTACATCATTCTCATATCCAAGAGTATCTACATTAATATCCATTGCCTTATCTAATGCTTCTTTTGCATTTGTGATAGTTGGGTCAACAGATGTTTCATATTCAATCTTTTCAGGTATAATATCAACTTTCTTTGCAAATGTGTTCTTTACTACATTGGAGTAATTTTGAAACTGCGTCTGCAAATAATCTTTTGATACATAAGAATCAGCCATATTTAATTACTCCTTTCTAAAACATATTTGTGAAATTGATATTCTCAGTTTCAATATTCTCTTTTGTCAACACTTCAACACCATTTACTTCTAAGGCAGAAGTAGTGTTATCATATGAAACATTATCTAATGTCTGCTTATACGCACTATTCATGCCATTATTAACAGTTACAGCCCACTGACCGTTATCTGTGTCAAATGTTAATTTTCCAGTATCATAATCATAATTTGTACCATTAATAGTAGAACCGACTGTATTAGAATATTTCTTTGACAAACAATAAGAAATTACGTTTAATCCCATAATCGCACCTCCTACAGTTCTTTCCAGAAGTTCGCTTCTTTACCAAGTTCCCAAACACTAGAGTCCTCTAAGCACAAACACTGATCGCCATATTTTGCCTTTGTATGTGCAACAAAGTCACCTTCTTGTTCAACGCCTTCTGCTGTATTAGTCGGCAATTTATTAATATCTGTTCTAAAATCACAATGGTACATTCTTAAATCTTTTCTATTGGCAGCTTCGCCACCAAATTCTTGAATCCAATATGCCATATCTTTTGTCCTCACTTTCTTTCGTATCTTTAGAAGTCCACTGACTTCTTTAAAGAAAGTCAGCTATATTATCTTTTATAAACAAAGCAGATTTGTATAAACGGCATCATACTTTTCTGCATCAAATGTCAACTTTTTACCGTCATTGATAAAGCAGAACTTTCCATCATCTTGCTGCGTGAGTTCTGTAAACCCTTCGTAGCGGAGCTTGTCTGCTGTCTCACGGTTTGTTGTGACAATAAAATTAAATTCATTTTTTCTATAATCCATATTTTTCTCCATTTAATCCTGTTATTAAGAAAGAGAAGGTTAAGAAGCCTTCTCTTGAGAGTTTGTTATTATTTTTGATTTGTCCGGTTGATTTGGATCGTCTGCGTAGAACCATTTGTAACCATATGCAGACTTATAATGCTCTTTATGTTTACAACATCCTGAGATAAAAGAGCACGAATCACTTCCACAACTTCTTGCTCCATCAAGCAATGTGTTAAAAGTTTCAATATATTGGTCATCTAAAGAATATTTATTAACCATCCTTGTAGTAAAACTTTTATCTGTATTTACTTTATATTTAAAAATATCATCACCATTATAACGAGTAATATATCCCTTTATTGAATATTTTTTACCTTTGCACATTGCTGAAATATTAGAAGTTGATGTGTTAACATACATAGCACAAGAAGCCACAGTATCAAAAGTTCCTACGAACTCAAGAGTATCACACTTATACAAATCAATTGCTTTAGCATTACTTCTTCCTTGATAATTATACATTGGCTTTGTTGACCACCAATATCCTTTAATTTGCATATGTGGATTATCTAAAGACATTCGTATAGAATTGCTATATACGTTTACAAATTCAGATGCTTGTTGTATACTATAAAATTTTTTGACCATTTTTGTATTAGTTATATCAAAAGCATATATTTCTATATAATATGAACTTATAATGCTATGTAAATCAAATGATTCTCCATGATTTCGCAATACATACATACAATCATAATTTCCAACACGTCCATCGCATATTTGTGCAACAACATCTACGGTAATTCCGTATTTTTGTTCTACCTCTGTTCTTGAGTCTAATGTTTCAATAAAACTTCCATCTATAAAATATATATCTACGGGCTTTTTATTTACAGTTCCGGTACGACCACCTTCATCAATATTGTAACCATAACAATGATTGGTAGAATCATATTTTATAATATATCTTTTTTCCAATTCATTTAATTGTTTCTCTAATTCTATTTGAGATGGATTTGAAATTTTTTCTAATTCTTCAATTTTAAAATTGTCTTTTCCGTATTTATTTATTGCTCTTGCAATAGCCATAGTTGTATATAGTCTTTTAGATTCAGTGATATGTCCAGACCATCTATTGTTGATTGTTCTTATTGTTTGACCAACATATTTTTTGTCATTTATTAAGTTTGTTATAAGATAAATATATCCTTCATATTCATTTGTTTTTTTATTAAAACTCATTAGTAATTCCCCCATTAAAAAAGAGAGTGGTAATTAACCACTCTCTGCTTTCAACAGAGCAACTATTTTTCTGTTAGCATCATATGTCAAACCATATGACGGTTATATTTAATTATCCTTTAGCCTTATCACGCTTTTCTTCGGATTCCTCACCACTTGTTGTCTGCGTATCATCTTTGGGTCTACCATTTTCACCAGTAGCGTCATCCATACCAGTTGAAGTAAACGAACTTGAAAGAGGATATTTCATAATATCATGTAATCCTAATACCTGTTCTTCAAAGAATGCCATCGCAAGCGTTTCTTTTTCTGAAATACCATTAAGGGTGTTGTATGCAATCTTATTATTAAATCCGTATTGACAAGATTCTAATAAATCTTTCTTAAAGTTGTCCTTGGTATACACACTTACAGGAAAAAATTCAACCCTACTTGGATTTCCAAGTTGAAGAGACAAGAAACGATTAACCCACGCCTGTGTCTGAGGCAGGAGAGAAGAGATTGCATATTCAGTATTTACAATCTGTGCATATCTAAATGCTTCTGCACCGGAAATAGTACTGCCATTTAAAATTTCAGCACCACCGGCTGTATTTAAAACAGTCTCTGTGGCTTTAGCAATTTTAGTAGCATCATTAGCCTTTTGTGTATCAGTAAATGATACGGTTTCCAATTTCCCTGGTACAATCGCTGCTGAGATATAGTCTGGTAAAGCTTCGTTAATCATACGATTAAAGTATTCAATCATAATTGACGGATCTACTTTCCATTCATCTGCTGAATCTGCACCAGACAATGTCTCCATTTGTAACCAAATCATTTTATATATTTCTTGTTCATTTGCAACTGCCTGAATAGATTCTAAATCACTCAAATTAATAAGTGCCTCAAAAATTGGAGTCATTGGCGGCAATACTGTTTCCCAATCTTCACTTCTAAATTTTAAACACAAACAATTACTGTCAGGGACAACAATCCACTTCTGTCCAGAACTCTGATATTCTTTATACATAGCATCTAAAGGATCTGGCATATATTCCAACAGCTCTTGGTGACTTCTAAAATAAGAACAATCAATAGCAAAACTATAATCACCAGTAGAATACTTGCCAGATATCTTCGCATAATCCGCTGGAACTTGCCAAATAAAAATACCGGTATCATCATAGATAACAACACCATAAAATACATCTTGGATAAAACAATTTAAATATGCATTACGCATTTCTTGTTGCAAGTTCATCTTTTCTAATATGTTTAAAGTGTCATTATATGATTTTAACATTTTTGTAGCATCTCCACCTTTAACCAAATCATATGGCGGAATTACTCGTCTAGCATACAAACAAAACATATCAGCATAAAAATTCATTAATCTAGCATATGTTTGAGATCTGTAATATAAATACCATGACAGATTTCTAAGATTTTTTTCATTCGATCCTAAATTAGAAATATAAGAGCGTAAAGTCTCTCTATTGAAAGTACTTATGCTTTTAGTAGCAGTCTTTGTAATATCTTTTAATGGCTTTGCTACACTTTCTGCCATAGCAAAGTTTTTTATTGTATCTTTATTTTTCTCATAAAATTCTCTAACTTCAGCCGCAGTAGGCTGTTTCTTTTCATTAGAAGGTGCAGTAGTAGTCACCTCTGTCTTTTTCATTCTTTGTGCCACGTTAGCACCTCCTTATTTATTTTTTATATCAAATGACCCGCCCAGTGTGCATTGTTAAGAGGCCGGCGGGTTCTGTTCAAAATTATTTGTAGGTAAAAGTTATAATTTTACCTATGTTTACTCAAATGATGATAATCGTCTCGCTGGACGAATTGTGAGTTGCTTAACTAGATTATTCGTATCTTGTTGTTTTGGTTTTAATTTAAGTTCCAACTGACAAGCACACCAATAATTATAAGCTATACTAGAATATCTATCCTTTCTCATTCCGGATATTTCTTTTACTTTAATATTTCCGTTTTTAACTTCATGTTCTAATTTTATTAATTCGTATTGAGTCATTGTTGTTTGTATGTATGGCATTTTCAATGCAGTCTGTTCTGATAATGAGAATTTATTGTAACTCTTAAAAGTATCACGTAATACATCTTCGCCATCATGTTCAGATACCAAGAAGTTTATTTTTCCATTTTGAATACCATTTCTCAAAAGAACACATATTTCATTATTAAAAGCAGAAGTAGCCTTGACAGACCAAACAACTTTATGTGCGTCTTTAACTTTGCAACGCATTGCCATATCTTGATCATTACAACAAGTTAATGCCTTGTATGTTTCACCAGTTTCCGGATCATACTGGTCTTTTATTATAAAGTCATACACACCAAGACCTATGCCATTTGTATCAAGCACAAAATCAGTGCATTTATAATGATAGAAATATCTCATAGCTATAAGACCCAATTCATCTGTTGTTAATCCCTCAAATGTTTCTACATATGAAGGATTTGACTGATATGAAGTTTGATTAACTTGTACTAAATTATTAATAAAAAATGCGGCAGCATCGTTCTTTTTTTTCTTTGATGAAGCCATTAAAGCAACGTCCAATGACAATATGCGTTTTTCAGTAGAACTTACTGACGGAACTTTAATTTTATCATTATAAAATTTAAGTGGATAAAAAGCATTTTTTCTTTTTCTACATTTTTCAAATTCATCAAACTTAAATAAGCTACCATCAGTGTCGCCAAACCACAAGCATTCCATTTCCATTTGCTGAACAAGTTCATTATAATCTGCTTCACTCATTTCATCTTGCAACTGCTCACGAGATAACAAATTTTCAAGGATACTTATTTGATATGGCAAACCACATATAAAATATTTCTTTGTATCATCAAAGAAATTAAGAGTATAACTTTGAGCCTTTTTCCAAGCCCAAGAACTCTTAAAGTACGCACTAGACATATAAATTTCTTTATTTCTTTCTGTTAAATGTGCATACTCAGGTTTATTTAAATATTTAGGATGGCGAGGACTTGTTAAAAATTTTCTCAATACAGTATTGATAACTGTTTCATCAACCATTCTAAATTCATCTACTACGATAATGTTTGCTCTAGCAGATCTTGAATTTTCAGAACTTGTACGAGTCTTTATCCAAGAACCATTTTTAAATGATATGGTTGCATCATTTTGTCCTATATTACATTTTTCAATTTCACTTCGTAGTATTGCAGATTGTTTCATGAAGTCATCTTGTATTTTTAACAATACTTCATTTGCCTGTTTTAAAGTTCCGGAACTGACAACAATTTTTGTTCCAGGGAATAATATGCATCTAACAACACAGAAGAGGGCAGTAAGATAAGTCTTTCCCTGACCTCTTGCAGCAAGATACATCATGAAATTAAAATGCATCATTGCATATATTAAAATTTTTTGAAATAGTTTTAAATGAATGCCTAATACCTCAGAAACAAATCTCTGAGGATTAGCTCTGTAATAAGCACATCTCCAAGCAACAGTGTCCATAATTTTTTGAGCTTTATCACGCTCAATATCTTTTACAGTTTTTACTTGTGTAGCCATTATTCTTCATCTATCTTTGAACCGAATATCTGATCAAAGAGAACTTCTGAATCAACATCTTCATCATACTGTGGCTTGGTCACAGTATATTTTTTAATAAATCTTTCATAAAGAGAAGAGAATGCATTTTTTAATCCCATCATTTTAGATAAATGTCCTTTATAAAAAACATAAATGT